ATATTAGGGGAGAAAGAAGGGGGCTAATGACTATACCATTAGTCCGACCATAAGGGAGGTGAGGGCGGGGAGTCCAAAAGCCACCGGTCGCCTTCGGCTCAAAGGATAGGGGTTTAGTGCTGGCAGTGTAATTTATACACCGAGTTCACTTCCGCGTTCCATGGCAACCGCAATGACTGGCTCCTTTTATCTGACTGAAACTATTGAATTACCTGCTGCATTGGCTGCTGGCGGGCGTGTTCAAGGAACTGTTGACCTTGGCGCATATGTTTCGGTTCCAAACGGCCAAGCAATCGCGGTTGAATCCGTGGACTTCATCTATCAAACAGATACCGATTTCGGCACCGATGTCCGTTCAATGCTCGCTGCCAATGGCGCCATATCGGTTCAACTGACTGATTTGAACCCATCAACTCTTCTGGTAAGAGCAGACAATCAATCTCTCATCGCTTCAGGTTCACTCAACATAGATCAGACAAACTGCATTGCTACTCATACCGCTGACATTTATCCCGATAACTTCGGACCTGCGGCTCATTCTGAATCCTTTTTTGTTGTCAATGACACTATGTACCTAGTAGCCGGCAATGACTTGTCTGCAGTTTCAGGAAATATACTTTCAGTGACAGCAAGGATTCGTTGCAGAGTAGTCAAACTATCATCGAAAGACTGGATGTCCATCGCGATCCAGAGTACCGCTGAGGCTTGAGGTCCATGTCTGCGGACTGGGAACGTGGCTATGATGCTGGGTATCGGGCTGCTCTTTCAACTGCTCAAAGAGATATTGGCAGGGATATGGGCGAGAAGAAGCCTTCAAGCGCGGTCGCAGTACCTAAAAGAAAAAGGCAACCGTCTGCGTATAACAAGGCTTACTCTCGAGCATTCAAAAAAGTAGCACCTAAGTTCAAGAAGAAGAACGGCGGATGGGTGAAAAACGGTTTCAAGCGAGCCGGAGCAGCAGCAAGGAAGGCGATTAAATGACAGACAGACCGTTCAACATAGTAGATTACATCCCGCCATTAACCGTAGATTATTCAAACAATACTACATGGGAGCCGTCCAATCCATCTTCCTACACTGCCATTACTTTAACCGGCCCTGATGGTTTTGTGTTTCAAAGTCAGATCGATATTGCAGGGTGGACTAAGGAAGGGCTTACTGCATTCTTCTCGAATCAGTACACTCAGAGAGATGGACCTTATACGCCATCCGGTCCACTTGTTCCAACTGATACACTACAAGCACGAGATTATGTTATCATAACCGATGTTCCTTTACAATTATCTCCCACTATGATCCATGCGGGTTTTATGGATAACCATTCAGACTATATGACGCTCAAGTTTGGTCAAGCAACCATCCATGTTCAATCCACTACTACTCCAACGATGATGATTCAAGGTGACGGGTGGTCTTTCGGCAGTGGTCAACCTACTGCATCTGGAACATTATACGTCACTCGAATTTGTATTCCTCACCAAGGCGCTCCCACTCCAGCAAGTGCAATATCATTCCCAGCCATACGCTATGTCGCACAGGGCATCGCAACTGGTGAACCAGAATTCGTATATCTCAACAGATTAAGGCGCTCCTATGAATTACAGCAACAGTCATGAGAAGCAACTGCTTTTGATGCAACCTCAATTCCTTCAGGGCGTTGCCACACCCATTCAAGAATTACCCACGCATGAGTGGGGTATATTTGGAGAGTATGAATATCTCGGACTTGGTACGCCCTATGCTTTGAAGGAGGAGGTTGGGACTAAGCCAAGGAATGCCTTGGATAAAATTGCCATGTATCATGATGAACAATATCTAAACTCAAAGAGGAATAATCAAGCACGATCTCTTTTTGATATAGGAGCAGGTTCTGCTATGATCAATACTCTTCATCCACTTGGCTTGATCGCTGGAACTGGATTATTGATTCAAGGATTAACCAGATTAACTCCACTGGGGGAAATTCTTGATCTAATCTTTTACTAAGTCTGCCATTGGCACATCAAGCAATAGTAATCTGGAGCAATGGTGCCAGCCTCGAATTGCACTATGCACAAAGTAGAATCTCTATCCAGATAAATTCCATCTGCGATAGTATGAGGAACGCCCTGATATTTCAATTTCACAACTCCAATTCCACCATCTGAATTTGACTTGGGATAAACCACCATGTAGATGATGGCGTCACACTCTGGGCATCTTTCAGATGTCATCAATAGAGTCATCTTCCTTTCTCCAGATAGCACATCTCTGATTCCGCTTCTTGAAGATGCCAAAGTGCATTGTTTGATTTATTCAATAGTTGCATCATCTCATCGGCATGAGGAATGGAATTAAAGTTCGGATAGATTGCACGTAATAGTTGAATAATATCCTGAAGGCGGTCTTCAACATCCTCAAGTGTTCGAAGTAATTTCATCATTCTTCTCCCTCCAATCCTAATTGATTACAATATTCACAATCAACATTAAGTTCATTTTCACAAATACATTTCATCATTCTTTCACCTCTAAGCGCGTTTGCATTGCATCAATCATGCAATAGGCACACTCTTGACCTTCTTTCATCCTTGAAGTGCATACTTTACAAGAGATCCAGACTGTTTTTTTGGTTTCAAGGTTCAATTGCATGTCTGAAAGAATCAATCTATTGACATAACGGCTTCTTTTATCCACCTTTGTGTTCAAATATCTAATACATTCATCATCTAAGGTTATTGAAATCGCCGATTTATAGCCGCTCATACCCCTCCGAAGTGCTTCTACTATATGAAATAATAATATTAGGGGAGAAAGAAGGGGGCTAATGACTATACCATTAGTCCGACCATAAGGGAGGTGAGGGCGGGGAGTCCAAAAGCCACCGGTCGCCTTCGGCTCAAAGGATAGGGGTTTAGTGCTGGCAGTGTAATTTATACACCGAG